CTGCAGGTTCTTCTGCAGGTTCTTCTGCAGGTTCTTCTGCAGGTTCTTCTGCAGGTTCTTCTGCAGGTTCTTCTGCAGGTTCTTCTGCAGGTTCTTCTGCAGGTTCTTCTGCAGGTTCTTCTGATTTTTCTTCATTTAATTTATCGATTGTTTCTGTGTTTGAAGTTAACCCTAACTGAGAACCAATTGAACCAAGGAAAGATGTTTCTTTTTCAGGTTCAGGTGTAGGTGTAGGTTCAGGTTCAGGTTCAGGTTCAGCTTCAGGTTCAGGTTCAGGTTCATATTCAGATTCAGATTCAACCACAGAATCTTCTATTTTTGCTTTCTTTGTTTTCTTCTTTTTCTTTTTCTTGTCTTTTTGAGATCGTGCGCGAACGAAATGACCAGTTTTCAATCCTTTGTAATCCTCATCAATGTTGTATTTTGTCTTACAGTGATGAAATTTATTGGATCTTCTTACTTTCTTACAAGGATGAAAACATTTTTTTTTCTCACGCTTTGCGCAACTTGAAGCTTTTTTTTTCTTTTTTCCACCATCAATATTTGGAATCACCATATATACTAAAGTTATATTAAAATTTAAAGTCCGAAAAAAAATCCATGACCTGTAAAAGGATTGGATGATATATGTCAGTGTCATATTCTTCCTCGAAATCCTCTAATTCTAGATACATTGGTTCAGGTTCATTTGGAACCTTTTCGTATTCATCACTTTGTTCGTCATCTGTGTCTATTTTATTTTCTTCAGAAATATAATTGGTATTGCATATTTTATAAGAATTTTTTTCTAAAATAATATATTCGTTGAAACTTAATTGTTGTGTAATTACTTCATGATCAATTAACAAAATTTGGTAATTCATATCGAATACGTAGTATAAATTAGTCAGTTGCAATTGTCTCTGTACAAATGCAGGGGAGAACAATTCATTATTTACGAAATAAAACCCTTTTGGAAGTTTCAGTTCAATAGATTTTTTCATATTTGGGTGTTTATATTCAACAATAATGAATTCAATATTGGAAGCTTCATATTTCAATTCAGTACACGGTTTTGAAAACAATGTTGGAAGACTTCTAAATATGTAGTTATCATGAGAATGTGCAATAAAAAGTGTTTCAACAACTTCAGGAATTTGTTTATATTCGTTATCGTATTCAGGTGTTTTTACGTTGTTTTCGATCAAATGATCAAACTCCTTTGTTATGAAACAACCGAAGTCATTTGTGTACGGAAAAACATTATGCTCTATACTTTCAAAATAAAATTGCTCAACATCAAGATTGTTGATACAATTGCAAGTGATCAATGAATAGACCTGTATCCATTCGCATTCGATAGGTTCTTTTTTTGCATATTTGTCTATCATCTTATCCAAAGGCCTCACAAAAATATTGTACATCCACAATAAAACGTTTCGGTACCAATGAATGACAATAAAAGTAAAAAATTGAAAATAATATTTTATTTTCATAAAACTCATAATATAAGTATTAACGAATATTTATATTTTTATTTGTGTAATACAATTTCCTAAATATCCAAGGATACGGTATTTTTATTTGAAGTATTTTGTCGTCTGCGCGTTTTTTTGGGAACTTGTGCTCCATCTAAGCTTTTAAGTGATGTAATGCTAATAATTGAATCCGTGCCTAGATCATTCGATTGTACCGGCATGGATGAAGATGAAACAACTGGTGTAGATTCCATTATAGGTGTTTTTGGTTTCAACCCAGATAACAATTGGTCTAGATCTGGAGTGGATTGTGGTCCTTTCATATCAGGCCTTTTTACAGGAATTGGTGCAGAAGGGGTATTTGCACTTTGAATATTATCCATAGAAACTCCTTGTTCTTGAAACATTGGACCTCTTGCTGCGTTCAAATCCGGTCTATTTCCAGGATGCGCAGTAAAATTCATGGTTCCAGGTCTTGCAGGTGGAGCATGATTCTTTGTTTCTACAGGAGCAGGCGGAGGACCCATTTTTGTGTTAATTTCTTCTTGAGGATTCATCATTGTTTTTGCAAAATCAAATGCAGAATTTTGTTTGCTCATTGTATCTACTGCAGCATTCGAAAACATTTTCATTAATTCAGGGCTTTGTTTGATGACATCATTAAATCCTGGGGTAGCTGTACTTAACATCTTGTTACTCATGTTTACAACTGCGGCTGAAAAACCAACACGCAATAGCAGAGATACTTCTGGTGCCATTTTGCCACCTTTGTATTTTTCATGCAATTCAGAAAATATTTCTTCATAACTATCAAGATCTTCGCCAACTTGTTCACCCCATCCATCTAAATTCAAATCAAATGGATTTAACATAGCATTTCCATATTCCATAGTGCTTATTACAGTACTAAACCACCAACCTTGTAATTTGACACTGTCTTTTTTTCGTTTTTCTTCTAGAGCACCTTCGTATTCGTCCTCTACTTCTTCGAAAATCGATTCCATTGTAAAAGTGGTACCGTGCTTGTAGGTACCCTTTTCTGCCCACTCTTCTAACTTTTTAATCATCAAACGTTTCTTACGGCGTTTTTCACGTTCTGTAAGATTTGCAGAACTTCTTGTTTCTTTTGGAATATCTTCACCTACTTTCGAAAATCCATCCCATGTTCGAGATGATGAATTACTGGTATCTTTTGTAGCTTGCCCAAGATGCACAGATTCTTTTGAAGTTGGTTCTTCTTGCTTTACATTTGCACCAAAACCAAACATATTTCCAAACCCAGCTATTCCATTAAGAGTTTTTGCTCCAGATCCAGATGGTTCAGAAGATGTTTGTGTAGTTGAAAGATCATTAAGTTCAGATTCAAGATTGTCAAGTTCTTCTAAATCAATCTTTGTGCTATTTGTGGATGATTTTTTTTTCTCATTCATCAAAAGTTCGATACCTCCACCAAATGATACAGAAGGCTTAGATGAAGGCTCATGATCAGCACTTAAAGGAATATTGTCTAAATCAATATCAACGACTTCCATATTATGCTGTAATTACATTATTTATTTTTAAGTTGTACGCATTACATATAATTTATACCAGTGAAAAAATGAATAGACGCGTCGTTTCAACTTCCTTTTTTTATCCACCATAAACCTTGTAAAAAACAATCTGCTAAATCATCTTTCTTTGATGAAAATTGAGAGAAAAATGCCAACCATCTCTCTAATTTCATTTTGTTTAACAAAGATTCACAATAAAAAATACCATCTTTTTTATGTTTTTGATATGCCGTTTTTGCTTCTGATTTTCCTTCAAAATGTTTGAGTTTGTTTCCGGAACTTACAAATTCGATATGAAGAACTCCTAAAGAAATGAAATGTTGTGCTAACATTCCTTGTAACGTTTTCATTCTATTTGCAATTGGGCTTATTTGGTTTTCTATAATGACATGTGTTACTGTTTTCATGAGAGGATTTGCAGATAATTGTGAGTAAAGTTCACGGCCAATAGATATAAGATCTATATTGCTAGCATTTGTTTTGTTTTTTGGTATTACACTCCAGGTGTTTGACTGAAAATAAGTTTGTAATTCATTTACAATGTCTTGTTTTTTTATACTTTTAGATGAAGGCAAATGTCTGTATAGTAATTTCTGGATATCTTCTAATTTCATTTTCTTCAAAGACGAAGAAGTGTATTCCTTATTGGGTAATAAATATTCAGTCGATAACTTTGCGTGTTTTTCACATACATTTTTTGTATTTTTACTGTATTTTGCCTTTTTACCACAAACTTTTCCAGATTTCAAAGTTTCTTGGCAGCATGGCACTGGAGAACTTTCGCATAAATTTAGTACATTCCATTCTACGATGTTTAGAGATGTATCATTGTCAAAAATACAGTATGCCATGTTTTTGATTCCAACATCAAAACTTATTAATCTCTGACTCATGTGTATATATTTTTTTTATATTTATATATTATTTTTAGCCAATATAATTTTGAATGATAATATATTATTTAAAGTATATACCATGAATTATTTCGATAGTACAAATGGTATTCGATATACATTCTCAGGAACAAGTGCTTCAGTAACTTCATATGAATTAGCAACGTCAATTGGAAGTAATGTAATGATATACGTTGATGGTGGTCAAGATGTTTCGCCATATTACAATTTTTATATGGATTATGCAAAGACAACAATATTCAATGGCACACTAACTACAAACAATACATATACATTTCAGGGAATAAATATAAGCGCAAGCCATCCTTTTTATATAAGTGACAATGGTAGATTCGCATCAAATACTATAGTATTGACCGGTAGCGGTGCATTTCAAACCGGAATAACAGGTTCTGGATCGTTTAGTTTAAGCTTTAACGGATTGTCCACATCCGCTACTCTAAATTATTATTGTACTGCACATTCGAATATGAATGGATCATTTACTCTTACATCTAGTTCTGGCTCCAATTTCAATATTGCTCCAATTATACTTGACACTTTCGTAGTGGATTCGGTAACATATACAGTAGATTCAATTACTGGAGAACCTTTCAAAGACAAATCTGATTTACAAGAACTAACACTACCCTCCCACTTATCCATTATTAAAAGCGAACAGTTTTCTGGTTGTTCTTCATTAACCAAAATTATACTGCGAAACATTATTTTACCGGATATTGAAGAAACTGCATTTGTAGGTACACCGCAGGGTTTGATTATACAGTACAAATACAATGAAACTGAGCAATCGGTTGACGATTTTATGTCTACATTTATCCAGTTTACGGAAACCGGTATCACATACACACTATTTCGATCAAATAACAAGGCGATTGTTACTTCTTATGATACCACAACTTCGATTGTGATTATGCAAGACGATATAACACTTAATGATGGAATAACAAATCCTACTTTCCAAGTGGATTCTTTCAAAACCGGTATATTTCAAGGACAAACTGCATTAACTGACATAACTTTATCAAACCGGATTAGTATACTAGATGGTTCTTCTTTTAACGGATGTACTCAGTTAAAAAACGTAAATCATTCATTGAACACCGTAGGGACCGGAGAATTTGAAAATTGTGCAAATATGAATGTTTTTTCATTTCAAAATGTACAGACAATTGGTCAAAAATCTTTCAAAAATACTGGCTTGTCTTCTGTAGCATTGTCCCATATTATAGACGCATCAAAAAATTGTTTTTCAGATTGTGGATCTCTTCAAAAGGTAGTGTTTGGAGAGTTTATGGAGACAGTCGTTGATGAAATGTTTGCAAACTGTAATTCATTGACAAATATTTCCTTAGGAACAAAAGTGAAAACCATCAATACACAAGCATTTAAGAATTGCTCAAGTCTAAAACATCTGACACTTCCTTCAAATATTACAACCATTCATGAAAGTGCATTCACAGATTGCGTTTCTCTTGAGCGCGTGAGATTGAATCATACAGTAAATCCGCCATTATTGGGTACCAATGCATTTTCAGAAATAAAAACACCAAATAAACTATTGCATAACAATATTGATGTGTCTCAATTCGAAACTTTTACTGAATTGATCAATTTGAAATTGTTTTTATTTCCTTACGACATGGTCGAAAAAGATCATTATAATTATGCATTTTACAATGTCTCTCGAAAAGATACAAATACAATTAGGATGAAGATTTACAATAACGACGGAGTACTACAATCGTCATCTCAACAAACACTACATAATAATACGTATTTAGATGTGTTGGAAAGATCTGTACAGTCTCTTAAAATAGGCAACGAAACATCTACACCTAATGTTGATGTAGCATTCGCTGGTGTATATCAAGAAGGATGGAATATGAAACAACAAAGTCGATTAATGAAGGATTTGAATAAAAGACATGCGAATATTTACAGTAACGAGCTAGGACATTTTGTTATCAAAGTAGAAAATGGAAAATTTACACTAAATGGAGATGTTCAACCGGTGGTCTTTTTTGATACAGCCGGTTTGTATGTATTTGAGCAGACGGACGAAAGTAATATAGGTCATGCAATTCGGTTCAAAGACAGTTACAATGTAGAATTTACTTCTAATATAAGGTATGAAGGTATAATAGGTAAGTCCTATGCATATACATTGATGAATGTAGATGAAAATACGCCACAACTATACTATTATAGTGAATCGGATTCTACTATGCTAAGTAGAATTATTAATACTACAATTATTCCTAATTACCATGTAAAAGTAGAGTATAATTATTTGAACAAGCCTTATTTTTCTGTTGCAACATCGAGTGATGGTACTTATAGCGAGCAGCCGTATATAGATATTTCTTCTGGGTTATATGTATTTTTCAACGATCATGTTTCGAATACAGGTTTTTCAATGTTTGCCGGAACCGGTATTGACGCAGTTGACTCAGTCGGTTCAAATACAAACTACACAAATATACCTTATCCGCCTGGTAATCCTGGTTCTTATTTACTGATTGATATGCCGCTCACAAGTACTGAAACACTATACTACTTTAGTGATGATTCTGCAAATATGGGCTATGTTCCACATGAATACCATAATGCAGATTATAGTTTTAACTTGGTTGTTAAAAATGAAAAGTTAAATATAGATGATATATTCAATCCAGTGATTCAATTTGAATCTAATAAAAAATACCTTTTCCTACAGGACGATAGTAGTAACCTTACCTTTCCATTGGCTTTTGGGGAACCTCATAACTCTCATACTTTTCAAGAAGAAGGAGTTTTTATTCAGGGTACTGCTGGTAATACAGATGCCTATACATTGTTTGTTGTTCCTGAAACTTTTAATGGTGATTATTACAAAATAGATAAAAACAATTTTTTTTCAACAATTACGATTACAGTTCAAGGTGGTAACATTCTTAATTTTTCCCAAATTCAAGTATGGGTAAATAATGTAAATATTGCTCCTTATGGGACAATTTCTTCAAATATAATTCATAGCAAATATGCCATAGATGGTAATTTATCAACATTTATTCATGGTTCGTACGATAAGTTTGTACTTGATCTGGATCGTATCGTTTATTACAACGATTTACAATCTATTGTAATTTACAATAGAAATGATAATGACATAAATTATTACCATGGGATAATAGGAGCTTCTATTCATTTAAATAATAATTTGGTAGTCTCATCTATACAAACTGCAACCACCGCATACAAGATTAAAGGTTTAGCTAGTGAGACGGTGACCTCAGATAACATTTCAGCAAATGCTATTATTGCAGACGATGCAATTCATGTTCATTGTGCAAGTAACAGATCTTATAATGTAGAAGTACATGAGTTACCAAATATATTTTCCGTTAATTATGACATTTGCTTTAATATGCCAGACTATCTTCAATTGAACACGGATTATTCTTACAATGTGATAAAAAATGTGAATAGTGATTTATCATATAATATTGATACTAGTGCAAACTTAGTCGGTATTGATATTTCTAATGTAATTACTTTTGAAAATAATTTACAGATACTACCAAGAACAACAGTGTATTCATTTTCGGCAACAACAGGTGGTACATTCATATTAAACATTGATAATCGTGTAAAAATATACAAAGATATTCCGGATGTTATTTATACAGTGACAGTAAGCAACAATGTATTTTATATTAATGGAAAAGAAAAACCCAAAATTTACGTATCACAAACAGGTTTTTATCTCTTTGATCAAAGTGATAGTTCCAATATTGGAAATCAAATGATTTTGAGTACAGTTGCTGATAACGTTCTGCATAATATTGACTTTTATACATACGGAACACCAGGAATAGATGGGTATGTATTCTTCTATTACGAGATAGATCTTGATCCAGTATACTATTTTAGTACAAACACGCAAAATATGGGAAATGCATTTATAAATGTAACACCATTAGAAAGTTATACTTTTAGTACACGGCAAAATATTTTGGATGAGATTGTATACTCGTCGTTCGAGAATGGGTCCTACTATTATAACCAACCCCTTATTTCTTTTCAATCAAATCAGGTTTATCGATTTAATGTCTCACATTCCTCTAATACAGATTATAGATTAACATTCGGTACTACAATTGATGATGTGAGCAGTGAATTAAGCAACAATATCGCTTATGGCGTTTATGATATCGGAACTGCAAATTCAACAATATATTTAGATTTGAAAGATTACACAGGACCATCTGTTTATTACTTTGCAGATGGCTCTTCTAATATGGGATACAATCCTCCTCCTGCTGTAGTAGATTACAGTTTCAATGCAACGGTTGTAAACAAAAAATTGTATTTAGATAATTCATTTAATCCAAATATTAATTTTGAGACAAACAATAAGTATCTATTTATGCAAAATGATATATCAAACGATGGGTTTCCGTTAGTGATAGGAGATAATCACAATTCCCATACGTTTAAAAGTGATGGTGTCATGATAAAAGGCCATCCTGGAAGAGCAGGTGCATATACTTTGTTTGATGTACCGGTCGGATTTACTGGTGATTATTACAAAGTTCAACGTTTATCCACCATTTATGTACCAGATTACGACGTATCTTTTGAGCTACCGAAATATTTAGAAATAAACAACGATTATTCTTACAATGTAACAAACTATTTGGATGTAGATTTGTCTTACGTAATAGACCCAAAACCTGTAACCATTAACTTAGATGCATCTGGTAGTGTACCAAATTATTTGAACGACTATACAATAAACAGCACAGCTGGTGGTTTTTTTAATTTATCCATAGACAATCGCGAAAAAATAGAAACTTATGTAGCCGATACTGCGTTTACAGTGACGGTTGCAAATGACACATTCTACATAAATGGGAAAGAAAAACCAAAATTGTATCACTCTAAAAGTGGTTATTATCTATTTGATCAAAGCGATAGCTCTAATTTAAACTCGGAATTAGTATTTACAGATATAAGCGATGTCGTCCAAACATTTTTCACAAAAGGAACACCAGGTGTAGATGGATTTACATTCTTTTACTACGAAATCGATTCTGGACCGCTTTATTATGGTGATTCGAAAGGGAACGTTTTCAACAATTCAACAATTGATATAAGTTACACAATCGCAGCGAATACCAATGTATTAGGAGATGATGTTTTCACAATTTTTGATCCAATAGAGAATCGTTTTATCGCCCAGAAAAACATAGATATCAATACACGTGCTTTGTATCATTTTAATACAGAACATTCGTCTAATTTTGGATTTAATTTGCGTTTTGAATTTGGTAATGTTGGCGATTTAGATAATTTTACAACATATAGTTTAGAAGACCAAGGCACACCTGGATCAAATGTTTATCTTGATATACGATAATATGGATGTAAATAATATTTTGTTCTGTTCATTTTAGACAATATATTTGTTTATGAAAATATATTGCCTAAAGTATATATAGCATGATTTATACAGATAGTACAAATGGAATAACATATACATTATTCGGAACAAATGCAACCGTAAGTTCGTATAACAATGATGTAGCTAATGTTGTAATTTTAGAAACATTCACTCTACAAGATATAAGTAATAATACAATCACAGTTACAGTTACAGATATAACATATACAGCGTTCAATGATAAAAATTATATTGTAGAGATTACAATACCTTCCACGATTACAACACTTTTCGACAATTGTTTTTCCAAGTGTGTAAACTTGACAACTGTACAATTAAGTGGAAATATCGTATTAGGTGCATATGCATTTTCTGGATGTTCAAAGTTATCTTCATTCCCATTTCAATACATTATTAGTGCAGGAGATCACGCATTTAAAGAATGTGGATTTGTAGACATTTATTATAACTCTACTGTAATTGTACAAAATTCAATGTTTGATAGTTGTGCTCAACTTAAAACAATAGAGTTTGTTGAAGGTATTGTTAAAATAGAAGACGAAATGTGTCGCAATTGTACATCATTGATAAAAGTAAAGATATCAAGAAGTGTAAATGAGATTGGAACACATGCATTCAGTTCATCCCCACTACAATTGATTGAATTTTTAGGGAATGATTTACCAACGTTGTTAGAAAATGCATTTCCAGCGAATATAACTTCCGTTGCGTTTGTACCCAATACAACAGATAGAACAATTTGGACAAATAAATATCCAACTTTATCTATTGATCCGAAATTCGAATTTCTAGTTGACAATGTATTATACTACATAGTTAATAATGAATTTTTATATTATCCATTGCAATATTTGGAAACAGAAAAAATATTTTATGGCGATGTATTGGAAGACAATATGGGTTTTGTACCACAACCAGAACATGATATTAGTTTCAATTTACAGGTAATAAATGATCAAATGTATTTGGACGGTTCTTTGAATAAAACACTCGATTTCGAGAGTACAAAAAAATATTTGTTTTTACTTGATAATAGTTCAAATCGTTATTATGATTATGTTATAGGAGAAGAACACAATTCTCGAAGCTTTATCACAAGTGATATTTTGCGAATGGGAACTTCTGGATATACAGATTCATATATTCATTATACAGTTCCACAAAATTTTTCAGGCGAGTTTTACAAAATGAATGCTCCAAAATTTAATATGATTCATTTTCATAAATATAGAGATAATACACGACAATATTGTAGAATTTTTGTAGATGAACTTCAAGTATGGGTAAAAGGTGTAAATATTGCATCCACTGCAACACAATGGCCAGATCTGACGAATACTTGGGTGAACGTAGATAGTAAGTTGGGAAGTAATAATGGTAATAATGATTACTATATAAATTTGTGGGAGCATGGAGATTTAGCGATTAATAACAAATTTATGGCAGATGGCGATTCTTTGCCATTATCTCGTGAAACAAATAATTCTGATAGAATTGTATTTTTTGGATTCGATTTTGGCTCAAACTATATTTCCATAGACGATTTGCAGTCTATAATCGTATATTTTAATAATGATAATTATACAAGATATCTAAGCAGCGGTCAACCTGTGGAGGAAAATAACAATAATAGTTCTATGAACTATGGTGTAAATATTAGTTTATTTTTAGACAATATCTTGATAGACAATTACGAAATTGATTCTAATTGTTTTGCTTACAAACTTAATGGTAACCAACCTTCAAATAGTCCTACCTCCCAAGTTCCTTCAATCACGCAAATATTAGACGACAATGCTACGTTTACCACTACAAACTGGACTCCAGAAAACACCACCCCAGTATTGGTAAGAAATTTATCAATTCCATATAATCCTGATTTTGATGTGTCTTTCAATTTCCCAATATATCTAGAAATAAATGCAGAATACAATTATACTGTTAAAAACTTTATTTCACAAGATATTCCTTATTTTGTAGATACAAGTGCAACATTAGTAAATCTCCCTTTACAGGGGAATGTTTCAAATACGAAAGAAACCCAATTTACAATTCATGCAACCAGTGGTGGGCCATTTTATTTGAATCTGCAAGATAAGGCTAAAATATTTAAAGTGATAACAGACCGACCCTTTATTGTTACGGTGTCAAATGGCGTTTATTATGTAAACGGCAAAGAACAACCAAAAATATATATCTCTCAAACAGGTCATTACGTATTTGATCAAAGTGATTCGTCTAATGCAGGTAAACCGCTAAATATCACGCACTCATCATCTAGCACATTGGATGTCAAATACTATGGTACACCAGGCGTAGATGGATATTTATATATATATTATGAAATAGATTCTGGACCATTGCATTACGGTAACTCTTCTGGAAATATGGGAAATGTTTTTGAAAATGCAACGATCGATTTTAGTTATAATTTAAAAACTGATGCGAACAATTTAGGATCACCAGTTTTTTCTGTATTTGATGTCAGTGAAAATAGCTATTTCTTTCAAGAAAATATGGACATTAGTACTTCTTCATTGTTTTATTTTGAAACAGAAAATACGGTGAACAATACATTAACATTTGGTTTTATACCAGAGCAATCAAGTATTTTGTCTGACTACACAATATATAGTTTAGAAGATCAAGGAACTATAGGTTCGCACGTTTATTTAGACTTGCGCAATATATCATAAATATGTTAATTAAAATATAATATATTTAATATAGAATGGAAATTGATACATTGTTTGGTGGAGAAGGGACAAAAATTCTTCCATTTGATGAAAATAATAATCTTGGTGGATGGGGGAGCCAATACACCCATTCGTGCGTCCAAAAAATACTTTATGATCCTATATCTCAAAAAATGATTATTGGAGGTACAATCGCGTCTAGTATCGCGAGTAATCATTCATTTCAAGGGCATGGTTTTTTGATGCGTGTTGATACAGATGGTAATGTAGATAATACATTCGGAAACAACGGAATTGTTCAACTCGGTACCGACACTTCTTATAATGGCATGATTCCAAATGAAAATGGAGATGAATATGTCAATCGTGATAACATTGTAGATATCCATGACATGAAGTTTGATTCAAGTTATAATATAATATTTGCATCTACTCTTTGGAGAGTACATAAACCTTCTTCTTCTGAAAAGGTGTTATATATAGACAGAACTGATGTAGAATATAATCCAATTGTTAATGACTTTTTCTCTTCACATTACTGTGTAGGTAAAGTATTTAATGACGGATCTATCGATCTCAGTTTTGGTTTTGACATATCTTTTGGTACACGAGATTCGTGGCTAGAACCAAAGAACGAAGCTTTTTCTGCTGAATATTTAAACGGAAAACGAAATAAATTTGGAAAAGAACATTCAATGAATAGTTTAAAAACGGCTTGGAGTTCCTATACATTATGGTCTGGAAATATCGGTGTAGATGCAGCGTATCTTGCAGGAGAAATGTACTCAAGAAAACTATATTCAATGGAAGCATTAGTCGTAGAACTCCGGAAAAATAACAATTTTTTGAGAGAAATCGCAGATGATATTGCAGTTAAGATTGCGAAGTTAAAAGCATTCACAAATTTAAATATTATTGATAGCGAGACTGGGTTGACTCGTGATGAATTGGCGGCGTCTTATAATTATTATAATATATATTGGAACAGTTCGAATTGGAATCTAGATCCAATAATATCTTTCCCAGATTTACCCTTGAATTGGCAAACAACACAAAAACGGTATGATAGTGATGGTGCTGAAATACCGTATGATGGTATAGATTATGTATCCGAACAATTGTTAGACTATCGAACAGTTGACGAAAAAATATTTTTTCCATATGCCGAAAAAATTCCAGATGGAGGATTGATGGTTGATTTATTGTGCAATAGCGCGCCGCTTATACTAAGGAGAGGAGGATATAATTTTTTTCAAACAGGGTCGGCTTTATGTATAGATGCAAGTAACAATATATATTTTGGAGGTTATACTGAAAGTGAACTCGATGTAAATGATAAAATGTCTCAAAGGTATATATGGCATACTTCTAGCTTCGGTGTAATAATGAAATTTGATTCAAATGGCGTCATCGATACAACGTTCAACGGAAAAGGTACACTTTACTTTCATGGGTCAAACCTTTTCTCATTGGTTGATTTTGGGAATAATCAGATTGTGAGAATTGAGGATATGGTTAGTATTTCAAACAATCGTTTTATTGCATCTTACATGTGTGGAGGCGGTTATTTTCACAACAGCAATAGTGCGCCTAATATAGTTTTAGCATGTTACAATTCAGATGGTACGATAGACCGTAATTTCGCGTTTGATGGATATTTTCGATGGAAGCACAAAGATGATCCATATCAAAAAGTGTTTACCAATTGGATCGCAGATCATGTAGTTACTTCAGTTGATAGAATGTATGTTGGATTACAAAAGGATTTCTCTGGAAATGTTATTGTGAATTATAGTTTGGATCCAAGTGTTCCAACTAGAAAAAATTTTTACTACACAATGAAAATATCTGATTCTGGTGTCTTAGATACATCATTTGGAGGTACTCATGTCTTATCCGATCCCTCGGCAAATGATATTTCTTTTAACGGTGCTTATCCTACTACACTTGAAATATTTTATCCAGCATATGATCCGGATGTAAGTAACAATTACAGCGAAGATTCTGAAGTCTTAGATCTATCAAATGGTGGTATTTCTGTGGTAGATGTAACAAGATCCGAATATCCGAACATTACGTGGATGGATAAACAACTTACGCTCCATTCTACATCACAATTTTGTGTAAGTACGTCAAACGACATTTATATTCCTTATTCTAATTATATTGTAAATACCGGATCATTTGCAGGATTGTTCATTTTAGATCATAATGGTATTATAAAAACGAACGGAAGTGGTACTCCATTGACAATGAATACAACTGACTATGATATAAAAACATTGACATTGTCACGTATGACAGACCATCATTATGATAACAACTACAGTGTTGAAAAAAGTACAAACAAAGGTACATGTGTAGCAATAACACCAGGCGAAAGACCAACTGCCATGATTGGAGGAAGTATAGGAGTTGTTGGTAAAACAAATGGTCAAATTAATTACAATAAATTTCTATCACTTTACAAATGTCGAGTTTTTACATATCCTGTAAATACAACTATATCAGAACCATTGGTACAATTATCTGAGGAAGATCTCACAGATGCGAATATTAGTGGTACCACAGTTGAAGAAAAGAAGTCGTATACAAAGTTCCTTGTTAAAGAAATATTTTCACGGAACGATGTTTCAGACGGTATGATTAAATTAAATAGTGGGTCTGTTTTACCAGGATATTCTAACAATACAATAACCGAACTGAAGATATTCAATGCTATGAAATCCACAGAGAGTAAACGGACGTCCTATACTACCGGTGTATCTCATAATGATGTTTCTGGTTCGTTGTTTTATACAGCGTTTGATCTTTCTGGAGATACTGTAAAAATACCCACTCAATATATTTGGCCTGTGCCACGTTTTATTACAGTAACAAAATTACACGATGGTACATTCAGTATTTACAGTGATCGTTATCGTACGACAGTAATAAAAAAATCTGGAGATACTTACGATGAAGATGGGCTAGATCTTATTATTGGTAGTGCATATGGTACTCTTACTGAGGATTTATTAAGAGAACCAATTGTGTACTTTTCACAAGAAAATGCAAACATGGGACACATTCCTGTACCAGATGCAGCTGCAACATATTCATTGACAATTTCGAATGATACCGTTTTTGTTGATAATTCTCTGAATCTTGATATTGATATGTCTAATAATGATTATCATGTGTTTATGAGAGATTCTATTGACGAGGAAATATACATTACAAGTAAATATAATGGCTCGCGCATAACATCTGGATTAACAATGAATGGAACATCTGGAAGGCCAAATGCATATACTTCTTATGATGCATCGATTAAAAGTATAGACGATGTTGTAGTTACAAAAATAATGTATCATACGTTCAATAAAGTGAGGATTTTCAACCCAGGAGAATATCTAAATTTCGCTGAGATACAAGTTTGGGTGAAAGGTGTTAATGTCGCTTTAAATGGTTCAGCTAAATTTTTGGATGCGTCTTTAAACCCTACTACAGAGTATTGGGGTGCTCCTGAATTAGCCATAAATGGCCTTTTTAAACCAAGTAACGTTGAGTTTGCATGTGGATACCATGTTAGTGGTGATACATTTGAGCTTACTTTGAATGAATATATTCTATTTAGCGATCTACAAAGCATCGTGATTTTTAATCGTTGGCAGACTGTTGGCACTGCTCGAAGAGCAGCGTTCCCTAATGGTTGGATGATCAGCATACTAAATGACTCACGATTGATGTATGAAAATCCACAGATTACAACGACGAATCTTGCTTATAAAATCAAAGGTTTTTTCCCTGAAGGAGACACCACAATGGTATATCACGAAAGTACGAAGATACTAGATGATAATGCAGTATTTACTTTAAGTAATAATAGTTATGATACTAAAGTATATCAAGTAGATACATCTTTACAAGGAGTCAATCCAAAATATAGTGTTAACTCACCAGTGTATGCATTTGTAAATGAAGATGTGAGTTTTTCTGTAGCAAACAATAGTTTCGAAGATATATCATATTCTATAAACTCACTACATGAAACGATAACAGGTAGTCTAGCTCAATCGCAAAATACAGAGATTGTACGTCAGTTCTCTCAGAATGACGAAATAATATTTACAATTGAAGAAAAAGAATTTTCACGTTCTTTTATTGTAGATAAGTATTATGCGGTGACTGTATCAAATGATACTTATTTCATAAATGGTTATGAAAACCCAATAATTTATAATTCAACTTCAGGCCGTTATATATTTGATCAAAGCGACCCTACAAATGCAGGCTACCAGTTGAAGTTTAGTTCAAATTATAAAACAATTCATACTGCTGGCGAAACAGATGCTTATGTTATTGTAGATTCTATATTAAACGACGGTGCACTTACATATTATCAAGTAGGTAATACAAGCAATGGCAATATTATCGATAATATTACACCTGACATATCGATCAATCTTACAACAGAAACAAATACAATTGGCAATAAAGTAATTACATTTTACGATGTTTCAGAAAATGAATATATTCGCCAAATGGATTTATCGAATGTTTTGTTACCACCAAATGTGTATTATTTTGATTTATCTAATATTGAAATTACATTGCGTTTTGACACAATGTATTCATCTGGAGGCGATGATGATTATATATTTTTAGATTTTCGCGACGTTTCTTCAATTGATACCTTTGTGTATAATAATGTCTATACACCACCACCTACAACATATGATCACTATTTTACAGTCACGATTGGAGAACATGGTTGCATTTACATAGATGGGGTAGCAAACGAAAATGTTCCATTTGACGATGGAAATGTTTTAGTGTTCGATCAAACCCATGTTAGCAATAAAGGCTATTACATAGTATTTGGTACACGAGATAGTTCAAATAACGAAACAAGTGGTATTCAAACAATGGGTACACCAGGTTATAGTGGGTATACTGTTTTTACAGTGCCGACTGGTTTCGTGGGTACGTATTATATGTTTAATTATTCTAAAGAAACAGATACTTATAGTGTACATCCTACGTTTATACCGTTCCCTGCTCACGATTATTATTACAAAGTAACAATTGATGGTTCCGGAGACAGTATTTTCTTAAATGGGGATATGGATGAAAGTGTAAATTTTCAAGAAGGTAGTGTTTATCTATTTGATGTAATGGATACAACCCTCGGTGAGTACCGCATTGTTTTTGGCGAAGACAATAGTTTGAATTTTCAAACTATAGGAGTCGTAACAGTTGGAGAGCCTACTTATAATGGTTACATAGTATTTACAGTACCACAGGGGTTTACTGGAACCTATTACAAGCTTAGCTACGAAAAACACTTAGACTTATATTATCATCCCTCTGGTTTAACATACACAATCGCAAATGGAGAAGCAAGGGTTACTTCATACAACAATAATATAAGCACATCGGTATATATTTTACCAAGTTATCAAGGAAATCCAGTAACAGGGATGGATTATCTAACGTTTTATAATAATGAGTTTGTAAAAGAAGTTACAATACCACCTTCCATTACTGAGATTGAGTCGAGTACTTTTAGAGGATGTACTTCTCTTGAGACAATTAATCTAAGTGGTGTTATTGACATAGGCCGAATGGGTGTGTATGGTTGTTCTAGTTTAAAGAATATTGATACATCATATATCAAGAAATTGTCAGATTATGCTTTTACTCAATCGTTTGACATTTCTGCCAACTTTCATTTTGTAATAGCGGATGATTGTAATATAACACATGCAGAATATGCATTTCAGAGTGCGAATATAACTAGTTTAACATTCCCAAATACAGAGCACGAAGTACCAAGTCAGTTTGCAGTATCGTGTATTTATCTAAGTTCGGTTACATTTACAGCAAATACAACGTATATTCATACCACTGCATTTGGGTATTGCGCTGCATTAACATCCGTAGAAATATATTCTGGTAATACAATTGTTCAAGACGATGCATTTTGGTCTTCACCCACTGTAATTACTTATATCTATATCTAATTTATCGCATATATTTAATATTTTACATATATGCTTACTTTGATTGGTCTTGCCATTGTTGCATCAATTGTTCTTGAGTAAACGTTTGTACATTCATTTTAGACTGTAATTGTTCACGTGATAAATAATTTGCTTTTAAATCACTCGGTATTGCTTGGACATGCGAAACCGGTTCTTCGATCGATGAATATACTTTGGGTCCCTTGAATCCACCACCACCAACAGCTTCCATTTCATTGCGCATTGTGTAACCGACATCGTTTAAAGCATCATGATGCATTTGTTCTCGTAAAGCATTACTATTTGTAGTCATATATTGACGATATTGCCAATTCGATTGAATCCCTTCTTTTTTCAAAATCGATTCATTCACAACTGCACCTGGTTGCCAAGACGCCAATACAGAACGACCATCATTCATGAGAGGTGGAAATTTATTATATTGATTATTTGCATTATATCCTGTATTGGGTAAATTGACTTCTGGATATGCTTGTGCCAACGTTTGCCCTTTTCCTGATTTTATGAATCCAAACATTCTTATATTTATAAGACATATTTTCTACTGGTCCAAAATCAACTGAATCAATTCTTGCTTTTTATATTTAGAAGGATCTGTACAAATACCATCACGTATTACCATAGTTTTCAACATTTGAATATTCATTTTTTGAAGAGATGTTTTAGTATGATTTTGTACCTCGCCTAAAGTTTCTTCTGGGTTTTCTTCTAAAGATTCATTTTTAATTTCTTCTTCCTCGACTTCTACAGGTAATTCTTCAATTTCTATATCGTCGTTATTTTTCAAAACCTCTTTTACAGTTTCCTCTAAAATTTTGCCAATAAAACTATTCATTTGCGAAGTATCTATGGATGGCAACAGTCCGTCAATTTCACTATAATCTACGGTAGGAGTGTCTAGTTTTGTTACATAAAATACATTATCTTCAATGTTTATTTCTACATCCTGAATTTCCTCCATCATATCATCTTCCGATTCATCACAACTATCGCTCTCCCCAGACTCATCTTCACAACTCTCTACATCATCGAAATCTTCGTTTTCATATAATATTCCTATATCTAATGGATCTGGAATCGAATTATCTAAAAGGTGTTCCGATACAATAATTTTCTTGAATAATTCTTGTTCTTGATTCCAACTATTAACTTGTACAGACGACTCTTTAGGAGAAAAACTAGGTGGCGGTGTATCACGTTTTAATGTATTTAATTCTGATACGATTGTTTTACAAATGTCCCCTAGAGCTTCATTGCTTTTTTCGAGAGAATCCAAACGTTTTTTAAAATATTGAACCATTAATAAAATCAAAACGAATGAAATACCTAAACACAAAAAGAAAAAACTTTCTAAAAGTGAAAACATTGTCATCATTATTATTATAACTCAAATAATATTTTGATAATAATAACGTATTTTCTTTAACTTTTTCTTCTAAATATTTTATTTCAATCTATAAACTATAGATGAATATTTTAGAAGAAATTCCTAAGTCCTCTTCGAAACCGTCTTTACCGACGAAACAATCAAATGAAAATATTATACCAATGTCTATTTTTTCTAAATCGAGTAGTAAAACATCTATAGATACCCCAGAGGTATCCCCATCAAAAAACGAAGGATCTAATTTAAACGCTCCATCTATTTCTTTTGATTTCCGCACACTTATTATCATTATTTTATTAATTTTATTTGGATTGACTTATTTTGGTATTAATGTTCTAAATATTATTGGCAAATTTGTGCAAAAAGTAGTGGATTCTGGGTTTTTTAAAAAAGTTTTGGAATTAGTAGGGTATTCTACTGGAAAAGCTGTAAATAAAACTGCTGAAATTACATCAGACATTACCACCGGTGGTATTGAAATTGCCGAAGGAGCTGTAAAAAATATTGGTAATTTAATGATTGGTGATGAAGCGATTGGTTCTAGTAAAAATAAGTCTATGAATGATGTTCAACCAGATACTTCCGAAAACAGTATTCAAAAATCATTGTCGTCAACTAAAACAAAATGGTGTTTAGCAGGAGAATATAAAGACAAACGTGGTTGTATTGAAATTTCCGAAAGCGATAAATGCATTTCCAGTCAAGTTTTTCCGAATGAAAAAATGTGTTTAAACCCTACTATTACAAAATAACAGTGATTTTAATTATTGCTATAAGATATGTTATATGTTATATGTTATATGTTATATGTCATATGTTATATGTCATCTGTCAATGTAAAGTTTTTTATTGTAATACTTTCGTCGTTGTTTATTGTCAGTAATAACTCATAAAAATATCCACTATTTGTATACAGTACAATATTGTCGATAATTATATTCTCATCATCAATATTATATTCAAATGTAGTGGGATACATTATTTCGCTTCCACCATAATATATTTGTAATTGGGCATTGTTTACAGTATTAGTATTAGTAGTAGTAGTAGTAGTAGAACTATATGATATAACTAGTTTATACTTTATTAACGAACTAGATGGTTCTATAATTTCTAATGTTCCGATATTTTTTTGAACGAAAGGAATAATGGTTTGTATGCTATTTTCGTTTTCTTCATTCACGAAAAACCTCCAAGTTTGTTTTTCATCAGGGATAATCGCATATGTTCTATTTCCAACCGTATAATTATACAAAGGAACTGATTTGTCTAAAAATAATGGGATTGCTGGTCCAGGAACATCAGATGATGTTGAGAGAACTTTATTTTCTTTTGAATTGCAAAATGCGAGTTGGCCCTCTGTAAAATTAGAAGATCTGACTGTTTTTTGTTCAGGATTATATCCGCGAATGACTTGAGCGAATTTTTGTTTTTTCGTAAGTGTATTCATTTGTGTACTTTTTTGGGGACCTTGGTGTTTCAAAATTTCTGCTTTACGTCTCATATCAATCTCATGTTTTGTAAAACCGTTTGAATAAGGAGAGAGGATCCGTAGTCTTGTAGGTGGTACATTGAATTGCATTCTCAGTTTACGTAAATTACAATACGTATCAATATTTTGCACACTATCTGTCATAATATATGTATTTTATAGATATATTATATTAATATTTATCAGAATACCACAAGTTCGACAAATAACTGTAGGTACCTGTGTTTGCCTTGGCATCTACAGAAAGTTCGCTTGGAGATGTATTCGGACCAAACATGACAATATTGTTAATTTCAAAGACATTCAATGCATGACTATAATATCGCAGATTGGACAATTTTCCTGGAAAGCCTCCGTGTCCCCCAATAACAACATCGTTGAAGTTCTGTTTGGGTGCATATTCCATATTGTGTCTTTTGGCAATGGTTCCATTGACATATACATCTAAAACCGTATTTTGCATTCGAACAGCAACATGTACCCATTTTCGAATCGGAATACTATCTACCATGATAACATCTCTTCCTGACGATTTAATGTCGTTTTTCGTTTCTTGACCACCTAAATGATCCATGACAACGGTCAATTCGTATTCATTTGACTTTGCGGCGGCATCTGTATTATCTTTTGATTGTAAATACAAACCAGGACCATTGACAACATTATAATCATCTGCTCCAAAATTTTCATTTCCCTTCAAAAAAATGTTTTTGATTCCGGTTTCAGTCGTTTCATTCAAAAACAACCATACGCTCCATGTGAACTCCATTCCTCTTCCTCGATCATTCGACTTTAATATTTGTTTGGTATCGTCCTTTCCTGGCTCTTGGGTAATTACAATACGATCATTTCCGTAAATAGAACCTTTTACAATATATGGACTTGTTGACGGAGATACAAAATACGCCATAATTCCCATACATACTTTTAATAACAACATAAAAACGATCACAACAAAAATAATAAAAGAGAATTTTGCTAAAAGGGAATTTGAATCTAAAAAATCTTTGCTAGCATCAGATAATGTTTCACCACTATTACTGGAAAACTCCGACATTTTTGACTTCACGCCGTCCCTTATTTCATTCATATTTTCACCAAAACCTTTGAAACCTTCTGACATAGTTTTCTGGACTTCTTCACCAGAAGGTATATTATCTTGTATTTGTTCAATAAATGGTTTTTCTGCGTTTGTCTCCATAATAATCTATATGATAGAAATAGATTATAATGGATCTAAAATAATGTAAATTGTCTTAAATCTAAATCATCTTTTGTAAGGGTAAATGATGCACCATACGAAGACAATAATTTGCTAAAGTAATTTCCTCCATTACCATCCATATACTTACTCCAAGCAGTAGCAGGATCCATTGGTTTGGACAATCTCTCAAATTTTGCAACGTATCCTTTACAATTATTGGTATTGCAATCACCATAAGTTATATTGTGATCAGAATCTGTAGTAGCTGGCAAATTCTCTAATTGTTGCGATCGAATCAGTTTGCCATCAATGTATAGATCTACTACTTTATTATCGACACTAACCATAACACATACCCATTTCTGTAGTGGGAAATTGACCATTATTTCGTTATTCGCAAGAGAACCGTTATCAAGTAATATATCATAATACAAAGTGGACTGGTTATTCAATTTTAGTTCAAAGAACTTAGTACTAGACTTATCGATTGAAAATACCTTTGTATTTCCGGTTGAACTTAATGATTCCATATAAACCCACAATGAAAAACAAAACCTAGATGCTTTGGGGTTTGTTAACGTACTATATCCTATGCTTCCATTTGCTGCAGATAAATCGATTTTACTTGACACAAGTTTGCCTTTTTCAGAAATGACTTTGTACAAGATATAAATGAAAACCAAGAGAATTACTCCTAAAATAATGAGTGTATAATTCATTCTATAATGTTAAGGTAGATTATTTACTGGTGGATTTTTGAATTTCATTAAATTATAGGATTGAGAGATTTGTGTTTGATTCAATATTTCGGAATGAACACGTACCTCACATATTGCACCATGCACTTTTTTCTGATCAGATCCTACACAAACAACTTGAGAATGATTGTATATTGGTAAATGTTCTGCTAAAGATTTTGTTTCTGTCAAAAATCCATTGACAAAAAGATCTACTTGATTGTCATGATAATTAAATACTAAATAATTCCATTTCTGGAAAGGAAGATCGAGTTCCAATGAAACCTTTTCTAAATCTTCTACACTTTTGATATTATTTGAAAAAACAAATCTCCATTTTTGTCCTCTACATCCAATGTAAGGCATACCTAACTCTGGATCATCCGGTTTATCAATAGTTCCTAAATCACTACCCACACGGAATATCATGCATTCTGAATCTTGGGAAAACGTCGGAGGATTTACAGTAACCCACATTGATAATGAGTAATTTTTCATGATAGATTTGTTTGGTATAGGTATAGTATCATCTGGGTCGCTTGTATTTTTAATATTGTGATGTTTTTTTAATGTATTGTATTCATCGCTTCTATTGTAAAAAGCATCAATTGAAGAAACTTGTTTTTTGTTATACAACAATGTAGGATTCTTTACAATACGAATATTGTTACTTAACACGACTTTGGATATTAAGCGTGGTAAATATATGTATAGTAAGATAAGCACCAATTCAATAAATAAAAGAGTATAAACTACTCTAGGAGTAGTAGTTAGTTCATTGAACAAATATTTCACATAATCACTAAGTACACAAGGAATATAAAAAAGTGCATAAAGAAAAATACCAAATTTACCTTTTTGTCTATATGATTCATTTAAAAACACATTGTAGATAATGGATAAGAAGACAACAAACATTCCAATTAAGATGAGTTTTAACGAAATGCCTATCATATACGCTGAATCATTTGAGAGAGATGGTATTTCTGTCACTGAAGTCAAACTAGTAATAATGTCTTTTACAAATTGATCAAATGATGGTAATTCAGAGCGTAACAAAGTGAATAAGATTAATAAGATCATAAAGAACAATAAAAGAAAGTATTTTTTTTCTTGAATATTTGACAATAAAACATATGCAAACACTACTAAAGGGAATATAATGGCAATTAACCACTTTACATGTTTTGACTCGCCTAATGCATTATCATCATTTGAAGACATAGTAAAAATTGCAATAAAATAAAGAATGAATGCGATGTACACTAAATATTGTGTACTCTTTTTGAAAATAACATCTTCCCATATATTTTTTGGTAATTCTAAAAATGCAGCCATCTATATTTATATTAGATATTGTGATTTAATTATCATAATATCACAATCGATCAATCACAAATTTTCAATCGTTGTTTTATGGCCATGACATTCTCTGCATAATGCTACCAAATTGTCTATATGATTGCTGCCTCCATATTCAAGGCGCGTTTTATGGTCGACTTCGAACCAAGCATTTAATTGATTGCTACATTCGCCACATTTCCAATGTTGGCGTGCAGCTACGTATTTTTTTTTCGTTTCGCTTACAGAACGTTTTGTAGCTGTTTTACCAGATTTGTGCAATCGAGCTTCTTGGGACGCCATGTTCTGTCCTGGAAGTAACATATTCATCATGTTAAAGGAATTCCCTGGATTGGTTGTACCACTATCGATGTTGTTTGTGTAGTTTTGTTTTGATGTAAAATCTAATATAGGGGATATAACGTTACTTGTATTTTGATCTATAGGTAAATATTTCAAATATTCATGTGAAGTAGCAAACATTTCATTTGCCTTTTGTGGATTTTTTTTAAATAACCACCATGCGATAATGCCACCAAATGCAATACCTGCCATTTGGTAATATTTTTTGTATGTGAAAAGTTTTTTTAAGAACTTGCCTTCCGTGTATACATTTGCAATTAAAAATGCAGTAATCAAAAAAATAACGATTTCGATCCTCATCTTTATTTTATAATGAGACTATTTTGTGTGATACAAAATAAATATTCCCAAAATCACCAAAATACCTAAAACAATATGTTTTTTTTGAATGCCAATTTTTTCCGAAAGTTTATACGGCTTGGGTAAATAAGAATTGTAATAGTTGTCTAAATGTTGGTAATATGTTTGCTCTTCGTTTCCTAATTCATTGTCAATTTTGTTTTGTACAAAATGAATCCAATAAGTGAAGGAATCTTTATTTTCTAAATAAGGTGTTACTGGAAAATAATCAAGTATTCTAACAAACCGTTTTTGAATCTCTGCATTTGGACAGAATAGAGGTATATTTTGAATAAAATCGTAAAATTTTCTTTTCGTCACTTTATTGGGAAAATCTGGATATCCATGCGCTGTAGAGTATAAAAAGAACCAAAAATTAGGTAACCATATTTCAGATGTTAAGTCTTTCATATATTTCAAAAATATATATAAAAATTTCGAATCATATTAATACACGAATGAACAATACACGAATTAACAATACACGAAAAACAAACGATTTGTTTTGTAACAATTGCGGTAAATATGGTCATTTACATCATATCTGCAAAGTTCCTATTACAAGTATAGGCATCATTTGTTTTAGGTACAATAAAAAAGAAATAGAATTCTTAATGATTCGCCGTAAAGACACATTGGGATATATTGATTTTATGAGAGCTAAATTTTCTGTCAATCAAAAATTGTATATATTGAATATGATGAAACAAATGACGCAGTCTGAAAAAGACGGATTACTTAGAAAGTACAATACCATAAAAAATGGGGGAACTGTCCTAAACCTAAAAGATAAAATTGTTCATCTTATAAATGGTACTACTTACCAAGGTGTCACATATGATTTGAGAGATCTTTTGATTGAAAGCAATACTGAACACTTATGGACAGAACCGGAATGGGGATTTCCTAAAGGACGAAGGAATTCTTTAGAGAGTGATTTTGATTGTGCAATCCGTGAATTTACAGAAGAAACTGGTTATTGTTCTACTAAGTTAAAGAATATACGTAACATTGTCCCTATGGAAGAGAGTTTTACAGGATCAAACTACAACTCGTACAGACATAAATATTATTTGATGTATATACCATACGACGATAGTTTGACTAATAATAATTTTCAAAAAAGCGAAGTAAGTAAAATGGATTGGAAAAATTTGCCTGAGTGTATGAAATGTATACGGCCTTATAATTTAGAAAAAAAAAATGTTATCCACAATGTTTATAATTGTTTAAATTCAACATTGTTGTTTTCGTTGGCAAAAAATAATATAAGCTAATTATAAATGGAAGAAACGTCTTTGCAAAAAACGAAAAAACAAACCGTTGCAAAACCTAAAAATAATAAAACTAGAAGATGTCCTAAAGGGACATGGTATGTGGCAAGTCGTGATGATTGTTTACCAATAGAAGAAGCGGTCGTTATTTTGGAAGCTGAAAAAGAATTAGCTAGACAAGAATTGGCAAAAGAGAAAGAGCGTATTAAATTAGAAAAAAATCGTCAAAAAGAGGAAGCAAAGAAAGCAAAACAAGATGCGCGTATAGCTACGAAAGGTCGTAAAAAAACTGAAAATGTTGTTGCATTGACAGAACCGCTTGTTGAAGAAGAACCGCTTGTTGAAGAAGAACCGAATAAACCACAAGTTATTCAAGACCCAAATCCAGAAGGGCTAGAAGTTAAAGAAGACGATGTAGAAATTTCATTCATGGATACAATATTGGAAAAAAAAGACGACATGATGAAATCAGTAACTTCCATGTTCGATAGTTTAACTGTAGATGACAAAAAAGAAGATGAACTCGTTAAAGATTTAGCGAAAATGAGCATCAATGATAAAGAACCAGACAAAGAAGAAGAATCAGACAAAGAAGAAGAATCAGACAAAGAAGAAGAACCAGACAAAGAAGAAGAACCAGACAAAGAAGAAGAATCAGACAAAGAAGAAGAATCAGACAAAGAAGAAGAACCAGACAAAGAAGAAGAACCAGACAAAGAAGAAGAACCGGAAAAGGATGACACCCCTCCTGAAAGGGAAGAATTAGAAGAAGAAAACAAAGAAAGTATGGATTCTATTACAGAACAATTAGAGATATTAAATATTGATGAAGCGGATTCTTCAAACAAGACTTTATTTGAAAAGGAAAAAAAAGAGTATTATTCAGAAGAAAAACGTAATGATGCACTCTATCCAGATATCAATGAGAAAGATTTCAACGAAAGAATTGCAGCCAAAAAAGAATTTGATCAATATCAATATGACGGAAAAATAAATAAAAATATCGAAGAAGAATCAAAAACAGCATGTGAAAGTGATTTCGAACTACTACCACATCAGCAATTTGTAAAAAACTTTATGTCGTTAGATACGCCGTATAATAGCCTTATGTTATATCATGAGTTAGGTACAGGAAAGACATGTAGTGCAATCGGTATAACAGAAGAAATGCGTCAATATATGAAACAAACAGGGATTGTAAAAAAAATATTGATAATTGCATCTCCAAATGTACAAGATAATTTTTATGCACAATTATTTGACCCTACCAAGTTGAAACGCATACATAATGGTGCATGGAATTTAGATTCTTGTGTAGGCAATTCCCTTTTAAAAGAAATAAATTTGACAGATATTGGTAGTATACCACGTGAACGTGTAGTGAGGTCAATCAACGCTTTGATAAAAAAATACTACCGTTTTATGGGGTATGATTCAGTTGCATTGTATAGTGACTCGGAAGTAAAAAATCTAAAGCGTAAGTTGAAGCGTAAAAATAGAGATACTACGTTTTTAGAAAATGCAACAGAAGATATACCAGAAATCCTGGATTTAGAACCAATAAAAGCGACAGATGACGAGACAACAAAAACACAAAAAAATAAAGTGATACGAAAACTGCGAGATAAGTTCGACCATAGACTGATTGTAATTGATGAATTTCACAATATGATTGCACGTAAAGAGAATACGAAAAAAGTCACTGCGAAAATTTTATTACAAATTGTGCGTTATTGTAAATTTACTCGTTTTTTGTTATTATCTGCCACTCCAATGTACAATACACCGGATGAAATCGTTTGGATTACAAACTTGATGAACTTAAACGATAAACGATCGGTGATTGATATAAAACAAGTTTTTAAAAATGATGGTGATTTTGTGGATGAACAAAAAAATGCAGAAGGAATTGTAATTAAAGAAAGTGGGGAAGACTTACTACGAAGAAAGTTAAATGGTTATGTATCATATGTCCGAGGTGAAAACCCATATACGTTTCCTTATCGCATTTATCCTAAAGATTTTGCAAATAAAGAACATCTTCTAGAAAGCTATCCGTTTCCCACAAAACAATTTAATGGTGTAGCTATAGAAAATGAGCCAGAGAAATTCGTGTTGAAAAATACATTCATAAATAAGATAGGAGAGTATCAATCAAAAGTATACAATGCATTAATTCATAATTTGAATTCTATCAACGATAAATTTAACGAAAAAACGAAATTCAACTTTAATGATTTGTTGAAACCAATAAGTTCTCTCAATATGTCATATCCATCACAAGCATTAGATGAATACCTGAAAACAAATTCTACGGAACCATTCAATGGACCATTTGATGATTTACATGGAAAAAATGGATTACGAAGTGTAATGAATTATGACACATCTACAGCATTATACGACACATATACTAATTTTGAATATAAACCAGAAATTAAAGAACTTCACGGAGAGATTTTCAGCATGGATAAAATTGGAAAATTTAGCAGTAAAATACACGCAATATGTAATGCAATCCAAAATTCGACTGGTATTGTTATGATATATTCCAGATATATTGATGGTGGTTTGATACCAATGGCACTGGCTCTCGAAGAAATGGGATTTTCTCGTTATAGTTACTCATCACATGTTGGTTCTTTATTGAAAAATAAAAAGCCCTCTTTAAATCCATTGACGATGAAACCAAAGAAAAAAGGTGAAGAATATGTTGCGAAATATGCAATGATTACAGGAACAAAAACGTACTCTCAGAGTAATGAGAAAGACTTGGAATTAATAACGGATTCGGAAAATAAAGATGGTCGCCATGTAAAAGTGGTCATGATTTCGGAGGCAGGAAGTGAAGGTTTGGATTTTAAAAACATTCGTCAAGTACACATATTAGATCCGTGGTACAATATGAGTAGACTAGAACAAGTGATTGGCAGAGCAGTTCGTAATAAAAGTCACTGCAAATTACCATTGTCTCAACGAAACGTAGAAATATATATGCATGCAACTCAGGATACAACCGATTTGGAAAGTGCAGACATGTATTTGTATCGTTTTGCAGAAGAAAAGGCAATCCAAATAGGAAAAATAACCAGAATTTTAAAAGAATCGGCAGTAGATTGTATTTTGAATCAAAATCAAAATAATTTTACAGAGGAAAAAATGGATGTTGAAATCGAGTTAGAATTATCAACAAAAAAGAAAATCAAATACACCGTCGGAGACAAAGCATTCTCAGGTAAATGCGATTATATGGAGGATTGTGAGTATAGCTGTAAACCGAAGTCAAATAAGCTTTCGCGAAATGAAAGTACGTATAACATTCATCATGTAAGTATGAATCATGATCGGATTTCAAAAACAATAAGGGAATTGTATCGTGATCGACTGTTCTATTCTTTAGAAGATTTATTAAAAGAGATTCAATTGTTTAAACCTTATCCCATGGAAGAAATTTATTATTCTTTATCAATGTTTTTGAAAAATAAACAAGAATGGGTTGTTTACAAAGATAAATTAGGATATCTGATTAAAAAAAATGATTTGTATGTGTTTCAACCAAATGAATTGGTGAATAAACAATCTTCTTTGTTTGAACGAAGCGTACCTTTAGACTATAAACCCAAATATGTTACTGTAAATTTACCAGAAGAGAATGAAGTTCCAGTAATACCACAAGGCTCGAATGTCATTCAAATAGGGCCTTCTAATAAAAAGAAAACTAACGAAATTGAAGTAAGTGCAATTGGAACCTTGATAAAATCAAAATCGAAAACAACGAAAGGGTTTGACGAGCTTTTATTGAAAATGGAAAATTTAGTAAAATACTGGACACAAGATATCTACAGGTACATATCGTCTTCTGAAAACGAAAAATTAGTGAAATCAAAAGAGCTATCTCACGTTGGTATTCGGTGTTTGAATGTACTGACTACAGCACATGGAATGGACAAAAACAAGATGTTACAATATTTCATATATCATAGCTTAGACGTTTGTAGTTTTGATGAAAGAATGATCTATGTGAAAGGAATGTTTAACAAAGAAAGTGATTTTGAAAATAATATTGTGGATACCTATACATCTACAGACGAAGTGATTTACAGTTATTTCAAACGTAAAATGTTTAAACCGAACAATAATAACTATTATGTATTGTGTTTAACAAAAGAAAAACAAAATATGTTAATGGTATGGAAAGAAAAATGGAGAGATATACAAGTAGTTGAAAGCGACGACCCAAATACAAACGTTTGGTTGAATACATTTAACAAACGTGAAAAAATATTGGAAAAGGTAAGACGTGAGTTTCAAAATAGTGATGAAGTAGAATCATTATGTGGGTTTATAGCTTTACTGAAAAGTGCGGAAAAGGATGGATATGGATTAAAGTTGAAAAACATTTTGCAAAAACGCAATGCATTAGGGGCAACTTGTGAACAAGCAAGTCGTGAAATTATCTGTAAAAAGGTCAGTATGTTATTGGACATAATGGGTATTCCAACAGATAAAATAGATACCGTTTACGATGTAGTACCTCATAGTGATTGGTTATATATAATGATTAAAGACAGACAATTGCGTGTTAATAAACATCATATTTGTTTTATTTATGAGATGTTAGTACGTAATATATCAGATAATGAAAAATTACCATGGTTTTTAGATTTGGAACACGCAATCGCAACTGATATTATACATTTAAGTATTGTGAAATCTAAAGTAGGAACAAAAGATGTTTATGATTTGAAATTATAAAAATAATAATAATCGTAAAATTGAAAATAATATATAAATTATATAATATATAATATAATTTACACATGGCTACAAGAAAAAATAATCAGAAGAAAACGTTTTCAAATGACACATTGTACATTACAAATATGTTAGAAATGAAGGTAACCTTGTTGCCAAATCAAATTGGAGGGAGAATGACCAAAGAAAACTTGAAAACAATATTGGAAAAAAATGTTGGGGGTAAATGTATTTCAGAAGGGTTTGTCAAACCAAACACCATTGAAATTATTTCGCATAGCATTGGTACATTGAAATTCGACAAAATAGAGTTTACGGTTGTCTTTCAATGTAAAACATATAGTCCAGCAGAAGGATCATGGATTCATCAATGTCATGTCAAGAGTGTAACTAAAGCTGGTATACATGCAAATGTGATAGACAGTGAAAATAATATACCAGCTACGGTGTTTGTTATTCGTGATCATTTTGGAACAAATAAATATTTCAATAGTATTGCAGAAGACGATAAAATTGATATAAAAGTTATAGGTACACGATTTGAACTCAATGATCCTTGTATTGAGGTATTAGGTGATTTAATGCCAAAAGAAAAATAAAATAGAATATAAAAGCATTTTTTTTTATACTTTATTCACGATGACTTCATTAGAAAAGATCCATAGGATGGATAAAGACAAACATATTGTGATAGGATCGATTTTAAGAAAATACAACGCTGTTAAATTAAATGCAAATAAAAACGGAATTATGATCAACACATCTACAATACCAAAAGACGCACATGACGAAATTCAACAGTATTTAGATTATTTGGATCAACAACAAATATACTTGCAGAAATTAGAAAAAGAAAAAGATGACTGTAAAATGAAGTTAATGACATTAATAGACACTAATATAGTTTAGTAATATATATAAAAATATTTATAATTGATACATAAGGAAAAATGTATTGGACTTCAGTTATTTGCAATTCTCATATACCATGGACAGTAGAACACATCGAAACGTTTATGATTACTGCAAATGACAAAATGATTGATAATTACGAACTGGTTGTAAAAGATAAGGAAGAAAAAACGGAAGAATCATCTTCTACAATAGATAGACATTTTACAGTAAAAAAAGATTCTTTGTTTACAGTAAAGAAGTGTCAAGATTCGTTATTTTGGTCGTTATATGTTGGGAAACACGGTATAAAAGAATATGAAAGAGTTTCGCGGATGAATAACGTTGAAATAAAAGAAAAAGAAGAAATTGCGAATTATTTTTTCAAACTTGGCGCAGCCAATATTTCTACAAAAATGCCAACAAAAATATCGAAAGTATCATGTGGTAAAATTGTTGAAGATATTTTAACTCAACCAAAAACAAACTTGTTTACATTGTGCGCGTTTAATGTATTTTACAATTGTAATATTTACATAGTAGATATTGATAAAAAAACGTTTATTCAACATACATTGGATAATCAAGACCAGTATGATAACATTATTCTTTACAGGAACACACAACAGAAAAATACAACATATAATGTTGATATAGCAGAACAATTATACACTTTAGAACACTTGAAAAACAATTTTTTAGCATTAGTAAGTCATGAAAAACCATTGAAGGCAATTTCGAATTACAAAGTGTGTGATTTGGAATCAATTGCCCTCAAAATAGGGATGTCTAGTACCGGAATGAAGAAATCGGAACTCTATGAAAAAGTGGTTGTACATTGTGCATGGTAAACTTTAATTCAATATAAAATTGAATATATATAGTTTTTTCTTGTTATAATATATATTTCGTGGAACATGTCTAAAGAAACAAAACTTTTAAATGATCGATTTGAACAAATTGTAGAACATTATTTAGTGAATTGCAATTCTGTTCGAAATACTACACATACTCAAAATGTAACTCCAGAATTGGAAATACGTTTTGGTACAAATAAGAATGTGGCGAAACCGATTTCTATTGTTGATTACAAAAATGTTGCCGAAAATTTATTGGCAAACGGATGGACTTCCGCCACAAGAAATATGGAAGGTAACCAAATGTTGCGAATTATACCAGAACGGTTAATGCAAGGAAATCAACAAAAACCCCATATTGATAAAGACAAAAACGATGCAGAGAAAGAGTTATCTAACGAAGAGGCAAAAGATGCATCCAAAGGGGGTGGTGCAAGGGCAAAATTAGTGTCTTCTAACATAAGAGCCGAAATCGAAGGATCCCATTTAATTCAGTATTATTGTGAACATAATGATTTACAGAATATGAAACGCGATGCAAAATTCACGAAAAAGGTTGGGGTCAAAAACCCTAGTACCAACAAATTTTTCGAACGAGTCGACTATGAAGATTTCAATTTCCGTGTTTCTTACCAAGAAGAAGAAGATTATAGAATAACGAGTACGTATCATCCCATTACAAAAACACTATACGATTGGCCATCGTCTAAAAAAACATTCAGAAACATAAACCGCGTAAGATTTAGACATGATGAGTATCCGATATTTGTAGATATGAGTATTATTAAGACAAATCGCAAAAACAAAGTATCTAGAAAGAAAAAAGAAAAACGAGGTTCGCCAATCCCAACACTTACAGTACAAGAGGCTGGTGTTTTTAATGAAATACCAGTATACGAAATAGAAATAGAACTTGATAATTCGAAAATGTCTATGTATAGCTCTACCTCTAATAAAGGCGTCAAAGAACTTATGAATGAGATTAAAAAAACGATCCGGTTTGTGTTAGGTGGTTTGCAAGAAACTCCATTCCCTGTATGTTATAGTGAACAGGATCAAATTATTGAAGCATATATGTGTCGTATTCATAGCGATTCATGGCTGACTTCCAAATCACCATATCCATATTTCATTGGTCCGCAATCCGTATCTTTACAGTTAGATAATGTACAAAACAATGAAGATATGTTGTCATCTACTACATCCATACAAAACAAATATACGGTTACCGAAAAAGCAGATGGACAAAGATCGTTATTATATGTTTCTAAAACTGGAAGGTTATATATGATATCGAGTAATTTGAAAGTCATGTTTACAGGTTGTATTACAAAGGAAAAAAATTGTTTTGATAGTTTGTTAGATGGTGAATTTATCATGCGAGGAAAATTACCAAATCGAGACGTGTTGTTTCTATATGCCGCTTTTGATATTTATTACTTTGGGGGAATGCAAAAAGATGCACATGTAAGGCATTTGCCTTTTAGCGCAGATGATGACAGTGTATTGGAAGATAAATATAGGTTGACCCTTTTACAGAAATTTCATGGAATGTGCAAGTTAGAGTATGTTACATCAAACACATCTTGTGAATTTCGGTTTCACTGTAAGAATTTCGAACAATGCACAGAAACACAAACAATAAATATGGCATCCTCCTACATCTTATCCAAACGTTATGATTATGAAGTCGATGGATTGATTTTCACTCCAATGAATACAGGAGTAGGTGGTACAAAACCGAATGAAGCATTTCCTTTAGGAAAAAAATTTACATGGAAAGAATCGTTCAAATGGAAACCACCACATTACAATACAATTGACTTTTTGGTTCAAATCAAACAAGATAATGATGGTCAAGATCTTGTAAGGTATATTGCACATGATGGTGAAACAATGATGACAAAAATGACTCCTTACAAAACATTGATTTTGAATGTTGGTTTTGATAAATCCAAAGATAAGCATATGAATATATTTCATGATGTATTGTACGATAACAACGATTATTTTACAAAATTAATTGGTCAAGAAAATGAAGGAGGATATGAAGCGATGCCATTTGTACCTAGTGATCCATATGATCCAGAAGCCTTTTTATGTTACATTCCATTGTATGAAGACGAATCTAACAAACTGCGAATGAAAACATTGGAAGGAGATGTATTTGACGGTGATATGGTAGTAGAATTTCAATATGCAAAAGACGATGATACAAAACAAGGGCCATGGAAATGGGTACCATTGCGTGTAAGACAAGATAAAACACAAGCACTTATGGAAGGAAAGAAACAATTTAACAGTTATGTAACCGCCGATTCAAATTGGCACTCTATTCATTATCCTGTTACTGAAGATATCATCACTGGAAAAGAAACACTTCCTGGTGTTGAAATCAATGATACTGTATATTACAACATTACCAATAAAAATGATTCGACTGCAATTGGTCTTAGACAATATCACAATTACATAAAACGAAAACTTGTAGAAACACTTTCTTCTTATCTTAGAAAATCTGCGCATATTCAAGAACCTTATTTGATTGATTTTTCTGTGGGGAAAGGTGGGGATTTAGCGAAATGGGTACATTCGAAAATACGATTTGTACTGGGAATTGACATTCATGGTGATAATATTACAAATCCTTATAATGGTGCATGTATACGTTATTTAAGACACCGCAGTAAAAATAAGCATTCTAGTTTACGTGCTCTTTTTGTAGAAGGTAACAGTGGAGAAAATATCCGTACAGAAGGGAAGGCATTTAAGAGTAATATGGAGAAGGAATTGATACAATCTATTTTTGGACATGGAAAAAACACAAACAGTAAGAAATATGTATTTCCGCACGGAATGGCTAGCGAAGGATTTCATATTAGTTCGTGTCAATTTTCATTACATTACTTTTTCGAAAACACAACCGTACTTCATAAATTTCTACAAAATGTAGCAGAGTGCACAAGATTACATGGATACTTTATTGGTACTTGTTTTGACGGTGAAGAAATATTTAAGTTTCTGTACAAAAATCGTGACGGTACATTGATCCGTAAAGATGAATCCATTCAAATAAACAAGAAAGGCCGAAAGATGTTTGAAATTACTAAAAAATACAATTCTATGATACAAGAATTCAAAGCAGATGAAACATCTGTTGGATTACCCATACAAGTGTATCAAGAAAGTATTGGTAAAACATTTACAGAATATTTAGTGAATTTTGAGTATTTTATACGATTGATGGAAGATTATGGGTTTACACTGTTACCAAAAGAAGAACTACATCAAATGAAATTGACTCATTCGTCTGGACTTTTCAAAAGCTTTATGCAAGTTATGCAAAACGATTTCAACAAAAATCCAGAATTGCAAAAAGACTACGGAGAGGCTGCATATATGTCTTCTCACGAAAAAACGGTTTCCTTTTTAAATCGCTACTTTATTTTCAAAAAAATGAGAGAGTTGTCAAAAACAACATTGACTCAAATGCAAAATACGATTTCAGAAAGGGAAAAAGAACACGAGGATGAAGAATATGCAATTGAACCACCTGTAGAAGAAACTAATTCTGATGTACCCATTGTGTTGAAAACAACTGCACCGAAAAATAAGACACGAAAGAAAGTGAAACTGATTAAAATCGCTCTTAAAGAAGACAATTATTCTCCAATAGATAAATTGGTATTTGATGATCCAGAAATGCAGAAATTTTATGATACCTTTTCCGAAAAACGATTGAAGAAAATGGCACACCTTCCTCTAATGGATCAAAAAGATATGGTCACCTACTTATGGAAAAAAAAACAAAACAAGTAAAATATAAATACATTTTTTTATATTATACCAAGATGTACAAAAATCAACCATACTACGTTAAAACCAATAATTGTTCCAATCAAAAACGTGTTACTACTATGATATACTATTTATTTCCAAGATCATCTATACAGATAAATTTACACTGCAAATTATCTTATACATCCTCTGTACAAACGAAATGTTATTCCAACTCCCTAGCGAAATATTTGAAACAATTGAATGATCATGCAGAACAACATCCCAAATGGAATGAAATACTGTATTACAAACATCCATACCGATCATTGTTTAATAATCATACTACTATTTTTTATGAAATACTTGAAGTGTACCATTTGATGAATTTGGCATTGGATACTGTAAAACAAGATTCTATACATTTTCATAATGACACTGTACACGCAATGCAATATATTCGGAAAAAAAATATAAATGACAAATATGTTATTATTCAGCAGCCATCAACGACGGAAGATTTCGTCTCTTATTCTAAATTACAATTTGACACTGCGTTTTGTCAAGTAAATAGTGATGATGAATACAAAAATAATATAGATTTAATTCTCCAACTTTGTTTGGTTTTCTGTACAATGAAACATAAAGGTACATGTATTGTAAAATTAGGAGATACATTCAGTAAATTATCGTTAGATGTATTGGCATTGTTGTCTCATTTTTTTGAAAAAACATTTATTTTAAAACCAACAGTATGCCCTATTACTTCATCTGAAAAATATGTTGTTTGTAAATCTTTTATTTATAACAACATAGGTGAAAAAATGTACAACACATTTTTGAATATGTATAATTCATTATTACAATGTCCTGATGACAAAAAGATATACCGTATATTACAAATGAATATTCCAATCTTTATTTGGGGGAAATTAGAAGAAGTAAACTCCATTTTAGGTCAACCTCGTTTGGAACAATTACAGTCATTGTTGGTTAGCATGGAAGACCCACTTGTTGATTATACTATCGCGACATCATCTGATATACAAAAATGTAAAGAGTGGCGCGAAAACACAATGTAAAATATGGTTAAGTGGATACGAATTCAATGTAGTAAATATAAATAATACCGCCACCTGACTCTTCAAATCGAGTTTTCTCACCTTCGTTCCAATTTGAAATACTCATTTCTTTTTATGGGTTTTCACTAGACACAAGATTGAAATCTGGTGAACCAATCGCAGCAACTAGGGTACTGTTTATAGTCACTCCATTTAAGTATTTAATTAATACATAATTTGACGATAATTTAGCTACAGTTGTGACGCCGGTATCTGTACTGTTATAGGTTTTGAGCTCCATATTTAAAATTAATTACGCTGCAATTAAATGGTACTGTAAATGATATTGAAGCGTCGACCCCCTCCACTACCAGTAGGACCCCAAGTGTATATCGCATTATCACGGCGGTCGGTTGCTGAACTATTGAAGTCTGAGATACCATTATAATTAACAGTAATACCATTGTCGTTACAGTATGTTTGTAATTCCGTCACACTAGTTATACTGGGATCAAACACCAAATATATACGTGTTTATGTTGTCTCATTGACAATATTACTATTGTCATTATTACATCTTTTGGGAAACATAGGCGTGCATTTATTGGGATAACCAACCTTATCCTTTATTGTATAACCATTTGATGGCACCCCATATGCCAGCGCATTGGCAGTATGTGGTCCATATGCCTCGCGCATTGCGTTTCCACCTTGTGTAATTGTATCATACTTTAGCCGTAACAAACGTGAACCAGAATCAACCGCACCTTGTTGTGCAAATTTTGAATTATTGGGTTTATAATAAACAGGCACATATGTTGTCAAACTCGAGTTGGAATCACAATACTGAATCGTATTAGACGAATATTCATTTTCTTGACTTGAAGTAGACCCAGGTGTTGCATTTTCGTTACCAATACGTAAATTAGAAAACTGATTTTGTTTGAAAGTTTTATTTCGACTGTGTAAATATTGCCCAGAAGATGCATAATTTTCTGAGCGCCCATTTTTATTGTTATTATAACGAGGTCTTGTCATACCACTACTACGTACACGTCTTCTTGCATTATCCGCCTGTGATAAAGATTGGATGTATTTACTGTTGCGATATTCCGGTTGATTTTCAGTAAGTAAATCGTCACATCCAGTGCTACATGCACGTGCCGTTTTTGTTTCTTCGTAATGAATATTTGCAGTCCCTTCATTGCCACTACATAATGTACTTGATGTATTGACTATGTTTCCTCCAGGAATTTCCATTGAATTGATTGTGGTTTTTACATGTTTTAGCGGATTGGTCACAGATGAAATTTCTTTTCGATAGATTTTACTGGGCAATGGACGAAAAAGCATATGAATGCTTAATTCATCATTTCCTTTGTTCTTTTGAATAACTGACGTAACCTGTGAAAACGTTTTTCCTTTCCATTTAAAATTTGTTTTTGTTTTTAACCCTAAACGTCCTTCTTGACTAGATTCCATATACATTAAGTCTATGAAAAAACTTTTGTTGAAAATAAGATAAAACAAAAATTATATTTATGGTAAGATATGAATATTTTGGGTTTAGATTTACATAATTACGATTCCAATTTCTTTTATTATTTAGATACCAAGAAAAATTTAATCATGGATGGTATTTTTACTAAAATAATTTACACACATTCCCACTTCACAATGAATGGTTTAACATTTTCATTTCCATTACAATATACATTCTATGAGACGACTTCTGAAAAATCATTTTACATGCATTTTGATCCAAATCTTCATTCTAATAGAGCCTTAATTGATTTTGTTCTTAAACTAGAAACACAAATCATGTTACATTACGCAAGCTTCATGAATAAAAAAAAATCGTCTAATGTTTCACTATACAAGCAGTTACAAAAAGGTAAAATAAAAATAAATGGGTCAACCACATTTTTACAGTCTCATTCACAATGTGTTTTGAAAATTTCTGGTGTTTGGGAAAACGACAATGAATATGGGGTAACGTATAAATGGTTATTAGCGAAACCTTTATTGTAACTACTATAGATTCATATTCATCCTTAATCTGGTAACTTGTTTCTTTCCCATCTCCGTTAGTTTAGTGGGTAATTCACTTACCGCGGTTTCAAAATAATTTACATCGATTGTATCAGAATTATCAGAATTATCAGAATTATAAGAATAGTTCAATTCGTCTATGTCTTTGATGCCTTCTGTAGTTTTCCACTTATAACGAGTCATTTCTTTCTCATTTACGTATCGTTTAGATCCATCTTGTAAATGTATTATATTGCTATGTAATATGGGATAAAGGCAACTACGATCTATAGTAATTTTACACAAATCTGCTCTACGCTGAAGCTCGTTGTCTTCGTATCCCCATGACCAAAAATTAGGAAAACCGTCCATTGTTTCAAAGTCTTCTCCGTTTACAGACACAATTCCTCCTAATGTATATTTGAATCCATAAAAGTGTTTTATAACCCCCTTTTTTGTTTCATAAAGAAAGAAATTTTTAACCAATGGCATAGTATCAATATCATTGAATACAAAAGTAATATTTTTGTACGTGTTTGGATACTTCTCTTTGATGGCAATAAATCCAATATTTTTCATGGCTCCACGATTGAAAGTACGGTTATCATTTTGATGTAGAAAGTACATATCAAAGGTAGACGGTTCTAAATCTTCTAAAATATATTTCATGTGTCTACGAAAAAATTGCTGCTGTAAATCTCTATCTCGATAAGGTATAATAAATACAATTTCTGGAGTATTCATTATATTAACATTGATATTTATTTATATACAAATGGACGACATCTACTATTTTTTGGTAACCGCAATACATACTTTTCTTTATAGGGATCCTCTTCTGCATCACAATATTCCTGACATGGTTCTAAATGTGTATGACATGGTACACTATCTTCTAGTTCATGTGGATCGCACATAGACTCTTCATCATGATGTGGTGGATGGAAAACACTTTCATTTACATCTAAAGGAACGGAATCACAATCATCTTCGGTTGGTTTTCCATTGTTTTCTGTATTGAATAAATGGGCATCGTATACAGGTGGACCGAACGGATCGTCCAATCGAACAATATTTCCAGAATGTAAATGATTTGTTGGAATTTCTTCTTCGGCTGATGGAGTTGTATTCTCTGTAGAATGAAAAAATGATGGATGTTGATGAAAATGGGGAGCAGTGTAAGGATTCATATGTGGATTCATATGTGGATTCATATGTGGATTCATATGTGGATTCATATGTGGATTCATATGTGGAT